TGAAGTAGAATGGATCGGCGTTGACTTCTTGCACTCGCTGTATGGACCATCGCGCTGGATCCAGACTTCTTACAACGGCAAGTTTCGCAAGAACTACGCTGGTATCGGCTATCGGTATGATGCAGATCGGGATGCGTTTGTTGCGCCTAAGCCGTTTGATAGCTGGCTGTTGGATGACGAGACATGCTTATGGTATGCTCCAGTAAGTTATCCTGATGATGGCAAGGAATATCTTTGGGATGAACAATCCCTTCAATGGGTAGAGGTGATCCAATGAGTATTGCAGCGTATCTTTCCAATCTTCTGAACTCATCTGGGCTAATTGTTGGATCAAAAATTGCTTCCAATACAATTGGATTGTCCAATCTAAGCGCAACTGGAACGCCAAGCGCAAGCAACTTTTTGCGCGGTGATAACACTTGGGCAGCGGCGGGAGCTGGCACGGTCACATCCATCACTGCTGGAACGGGTTTGTCTGGCGGCACAATCACGACCAGTGGGACCATTGCGCTGGTAACAACTGCTGGTGCGGTAGGAACTTATGTTTGTGCACGTAGAGGTAATGGCACATACGCATTTGGCTCGACTGTTGCCGGATCAAGTATTAATCCCGTGACATGGGGTATTACAGGTTGTTCTGCAGCTTACACTATAGACTCTGGAAGCCCACTTACCGGAACTTGGCAACTAATGGGATATGCTAATAGTGGTTTTTCTGGTTCTTTTTCTGCTTTGTATGTGAGGACAGCTTAAATGAGCATTGTAGAATCAATTCACTCTCCCATCTATGTTGACGAAACGGGAACCCGCATTGACTGCATGGTGAAGTTTGACACCGTTCCAGTTGAAGTTCCTTTTACAGCTGATGCAAACGATGTGGAAGAACACGGTCGGGCCATTTATGCCGCACTTGTTGCTGGTGAATATGGGCCTATTGCCGCATATGTGCCACCTCCCGTTATTGAGCAAGTAGGTCCAAATGTCGTTGCATGACCGCCCACTTGCCATCGGCAAGTTAACCGGAACCATCTATGACTTTGACGATGTGGGGGATGAACTTCCTCTGCATGTTCATGGCGAGCATGACATCCACATCAGCATTGTGGCACGGGGATCTGTTCGGGCATTTGGCCCAGACGATGCATGGGAATTGGTCGCAACCACTGGCGCAGTTCTTGATTGGCAAGTAGGGCAATGGCATGGGTTTGTTGCTCTTGAACCAAACACTCGCCTTGTAAATGTTGTGAAGGGTTAAGCTATGAACACTGACGATACAAGGGTCATTGTGGATTCAGCAATAGCGTCTGGAGCAATCACTATGCCCTTGTGGGTCATACATCTGCACGAGTATCTGCAACTAGCAACCTATGCTGGTGGCCTCGTGCTGTTGTTTATTCGGATCTATCTTGCCATCAAGGAAGCTAGAGGCGAGTAATGAATGGATCCGTTAACAGTCCTAGCAACGATCAAGGCTACTGCCGCCACTGTTAAGACTGCGATTGGCGTAGGCAAGGAACTTGTCTCGGTAGCCAAAGAACTATCCGACATTATGAATGGGGTAGCACACCTTACCCAGATAGCAGCGCAGCCCAAGGGTTGGCGCAAAGGTGGATCTGCTGAAGCTCGTGCCATGGGAGCCTTTGCTGCCAAAATGGAAGCAGAGCAGATCGAGCGTGATGTTAAGTCACAAATAGTTCAAGTCTATGGTGTACGCGCTTGGGAACAGATCCAGCGTGATGTCGTTCGCATACGAAAAGAGATGAAGATTGCTGCAATTGAACGTGCAGAACAAATAGAGTATATGATTGAAGTAGGATTTACTATTGTTCTCAGTATGATACTGCTTGCAATGGTAGTATGGGCAATATGGTTTGCGATTCACTACAATCTTGTGTGAGGATAGATGAATGGATCTTTCAAAGATAGGTGGCCTTTTGGCTCAATTGGCTCCTACGGTAGCGACTGCTCTTGGTGGCCCTCTCGCTGGATTGGCAGTGAAGACTCTATCCGAAGCGATGTTTGGTCATCAAGATGCAAACGAATCCGAAGTCCAAGCCGCTCTAATGAGCGCAACGCCAGAGCAATTGCAGAAGCTCAAAGAGACCGACGCATCCTTCAAACTCAAAATGAAGGAACTTGATATTGATCTTGAGAAGATCTCTGCTCTTGATAGAGATTCTGCCCGTAAAATGCAGATGGAAACCAAAGACTGGCTTCCTAAAATTCTTACCATCATTGTAACAATCGGCTTCTTTGGTATCCTGTTCTGGCTTTTAGTTAGAGGTGCGCCTCCATCTGGAAGTGAGACTCTTATCTATATGCTTGGTGCTCTTGGTACAGCATGGACTGGGGTAATGCAGTTCTATTTTGGTTCAAGTGCTGGTAGCAAAGCAAAGACAGATGCACTTACCACAAAGGATCTAAACAAATGAACTTCATAGGCGACGCAGTTAAACTCGATCTTGAAAGCATTGGTGAATTGGCTGAACAGTTTGGCATTGAGTTGGCATCACTTCGTGCTGTCATTGCCATTGAGTCTGCTGGTAGTGGGTTTGATGCGTATGGTAGGCCAAAGGCTTTGTTTGAACGCCATCACTTCTACAAATATATCAAGGCTAACTACGATCAGGCATTGGTAGATGAGGCTGTGTCCAAGAAGCTAGCTTATCCTAAGTGGGGTATGCTGCCATATCCAAAGGGATCGAGTGCGGTCTATCAAGAGATTGAAGCGGCATATGAGATAGCACCACGCGAAGCATTGCTCTCTACTTCATGGGGCATGGGTCAGGTAATGGGTAGCAACTACGCTGCTGCTGGCTGCGTGTCAGTTGAGGAGATGGTTGATCAGGCTATGGAGTCTGAAGAACTGCAACTCAAACACATGCTGAACTTTATTAAGAACGCAAATTTGCTAACTAAACTAAAGGCTCAGGACTGGGCTGGGTTTGCCAAGGGTTATAATGGTCCTGCCTATGCTACAAATCAATACGATACCAAATTGGAAGCAGCTTACAATAGGTATGCATAATGGGCTTACGAATGTCAGAGCAACTGCTCCGTCACACGATGCAGCTTTATGTTGATGCCAATAAAAACTTTGCGTTGGCAGCCAAACTTAACAAGATCCCAAGAGAAACATTTCGTAGCCGACTTGCTAGGGCTAAGGAAACTCTTGATGAGAAAGACTTTAAGCCAGCTATTGATTGGACCTATCCTCAATCTTTCTCGATTGATATGGCAAACAAGACTGCTCTAATTGGTGGCGATGCACATGTCTGGCCTGTTGGTCCATCGCCAATGTGGAAAGCCTTCTGTGACATAGCACATAGGACTCGTCCTGATTGCATCATCCTCAATGGAGACATGCTAGATGGTGCTCGTGTCAGCCGTCACGGCAGGATGCTTGGCGGTAAAGCACCCAAGTTGTCTGATGAGATTGATGAGCTGCACAGGTGGCTTAAAATGCTTCCATTTGCAGAGCATACTCATTGGACTGTTGGCAACCACGACATGCGAGTTGATAACTATCTTGCCAACAATGCGCCAGAGTTAGAAGACTACGCTGGTCGCTTGCAGGATAGGTTTCCCAACTGGCAGTTCACTTACTCTGTGATGCTGAATGAGGTTGAGGTTCGTCATCGGTTTCGTGGAGGCATCCACGCTGCATGGAACAATGCACTTCATTCAGGAGTCTCGATTGTAACGAGTCATACTCATCAGTTACAAGTTTACGCAGTTCGGAATCGTAATGGCTCTCATTGGGGAATTGAGGTAGGGATGCTAGGCGATCCAAAATCACCTGCATTTGAATATACAGAAGGTGGCCCGTCTCGTGTAGTGGAAGGATTTGTTCTCTTAACATTTGACGAAGATGGTCATCTACTTCCTCCTGAGTTTTGTGAGATGGTAAGAGGCCGACCTGTCTTCCGTGGTCAATATCTATTCTGATTGTAAGCAGGATCATCTGCGCAGCAAAATACAATACGCCTCCTGTGAGAAGGCCACCGATATACATCTGCGCTGATTCGCTCATAACTATTCCTTGTGGTTCATACCGACAAAAACGTGAGTTAGATCACTGGTACGAACATAGACTTCTTCCTCTAATGTTTCGATAGTTTTTTTCAACTCCTCAATGTCTTTATCTAACTTGGTTAATTCACCAAACGCCGCTTGCAAGTAGGTCCGTTCAAATTCTACTTGCTCCCGCAACCGTTCAATCTCCCAAATAAAATAATCGTATCGTTCTTTTGTGATCGTAACCATTGCGTTTTCAGCTTTGTCCATCACTCACCTCCTGTTGCTTTGGCAATGGTAATTTCTTGAATTGCCCCATTTGTTACCAAATGCCATTTCGGAGACGGATAAAAACTAATGTTGGGTGAACTTGCAACCGCACCAGTATAATCCACCGTTGCCTGTAAAAGTTCTTTTAACTCTGCCTTGTCATTCCGCAACCGTTCAATCTCTGCAATGGCCTTCTTTGTATCACCAATGCTGGCAGAACAACCAATGTCAAGATCACGTTGCATCCGTTTAACAATGTCCATCACGCTGTTTCCTCTAGTGCTTTTTTAATAATTAAACGGATGCGTTCTTTTGTTCCATAACCAGAGTCGCGTATTCTCTCTAAAGCAACCTTGTAACGCCTCGCTTTTTCTTCGTATGCCATCGCTTCTTTATAGTTTTCATGCCACATGGATGCTTGCGCTTCCCAATATTGCGCTGGTGTTAGTTTTGATTCTTCCCGCAACCGTTCAACAATGTCCATCACTCAATCTCCATTATAAATTTGGATCAACCGATCAACCATGCATTGCTTACCATCGACAAGCACATACCATTTGCCTCTTGCTATGTAGCCAGCCGTTCTGTCTGATCGCTCTTTATGGTGCGGCTTTTTACGCACAAGCTGATTGCCATCTAAAACAAACAACTCATGCAGCCGCTCTTTGGTAGGGTATGGTCTTTGTTTTTTAACCACGACTATGAGATTTGATTTTGGTTTTGGTTCTATGATTTTTGGTTTTGTTCTATGAATATCATTGTTAATCCAAGGATTTACAGCAATACGCTTACTCTGGAATCCAGTCATTGCTCCAACCTATTCCGTTTGATGTGTGCAAGATAGCCACTAAGGATTGTTGTATGGTCTTTGCCGAACTTCTTACCTATCTGTGGTAGTGACATGTTGGTTTGTTTGCGTAAAAGATAGTAGGCTTCTTGCCTTGCAAATGTCAGATTGCGTTCTCTTGATTTGCTTTTAAGAAATTCCTCAACTGGCCTATCTATTCGCATGGCAATCTTTTCTACGATCAATCTCCAGTTAGATTTGAGATCATTAACAATCTCTCTCTCCAGATTGACAAGCATAACCATGTCTTCTGCTGTCTGCTTGACCTTTAGAAGTTGGTTTACCTCTTTGTTCTTTGCATATCTATATCCTGCTTGGTTGAGTCTCTGCCTTACTTCTTTGTAATGATCGACAAGATCAACTGTCTGTTCCATTTTGTATATCCATATTCTCTTTATTTTTCTGACGCTTAGGCTTTGCCTTTCGGCTCGGCAATATCTTTGGATGATGGATCTTCCATTCCAAACTCTTTGCGTAGGTACTCTTTAAAACAAACTTTTTCTTTTTTCCTTTCATCTGCCACCTCTGATCCAATGCCAGCATAGCCAACAATATCAATCCAAGAATCCAGATGATCGCCATCTTGACGTTTAAGACGGCATACCTTCTGGATAATCTCGATGATACATACATCGTGCGGTTCGATGTCAACACCAAGATACGCTGATAGCATGTCTGCCATCAGTGCTATGCCTTCATATGGGTCGCCATATGTTTGCTGGCGTTGTTCAAGAGTTTGAAATGCCATACGCAATACGTCTTCTTTTTTCATGTTAGTCCCTTATAAAGCTGATTGTTTCCAGTTCTTCCATGATACGCTTCAATGCAAATTGGACAAGAGCCAACTCATCCATCAGTTCCTTGCATTTAAGTTTATCAATCCTATTCACAATGTCTTTAGAGTAGCGACTGACAATTAGTTTATATGCCTTGTCAAAGTGTTCTGCTTGTAGAGAGTCTGGATCTTTGGCAATTATATCTTTGCTCTTCTGCAAGGCCACAATAACTGTCGAGTGGTCAACGCCAAGCGATCTTGCAATACGTGATTTACCAATTGATGCAACATCATAGGATAGATGCACTGTAAGAGCACGAGCATATGTTGTTACACGATCACGCTTCTTTGCAAAGATGTCATTGATTTCTGTACATGTAACTTCTGCTACGATGTCTGCTATATTCTTTACGGTAATCATGCTGCCTCGCTCTTCTTCATACTAAAGTCTGAGATATATTCTACTGCCTTGCTTGCAAGAGATGCCGCGCTCACGATGGCAGTGCTGTTTTGTTTCATGATCTTGAGCCAGCCATTAAGATATTTGGCATGGTCATCACGCACATTGTTAGAGATGCCCCAGTCTGCTGAGAGAAACGCAGCACCAAGTTCGGCAACAAGTTCTTCGTATGCGTAGTTGTCACTGCCATACTTGGTAGACAGTTCACGATCAAGGCGATTCTTTGCACCAGTCCAATGCACTAACTCATGGAATGAGGTGGAGTAGAAGTGACCAGCACTATGGAAGGTGTCAATATCTGGCATGAGGATCTTGTCTACAGATGGAATGTAACAAGCCGTATCACCACCATATGAGATAGTTGCATTGGTCGCAGCGATAAACGACTCGATCTCCACATTGCGTTCATTGGCCCCTTCGCTACTTGGCGGCTTCGGTTCCAATGCTCGCTCACCATCCACTTGCTCTGCATTAAACACATAGGCTGTCGATGCAAAGACTACGTTGCGCTTAGTGCCATCGTCCTGCTCTTTGTCTGATACATTGTAGCGTAGGATAGGCGTTCCCTTCGCGCCCTTCTTTACCTTGCAGTCCATCATGGCCCATTGTTTGAACGTGGCCCAGCGCGTTGATGCAAAGCCATTGTTGATGCCACTGGCCCAGCACATGAGGATGTTTGATCCGTTATATCTTTGCAATGTGTAGGCATTGGTTGGAGTCTTGAAGCCTGTCTTGCGCCAAGGTGGGCTCCATGTTCCTGCGTCATCGAGCATGTTGATGAGCGTGTTTGTTACTTGCTGGTATGGGTTTAACTTTTCCATTGTATTCTCCTTTGTGTGGGTGGGGGGATTGCTCCCCCCTTATTTTAGAATGGCATATCTTCTGGAGATACAGAGTCACGTGGCAGATCTTGTGTCTGCTCTGCGCCCTCTGCCTTGCCGAGCAGATGGACTTCGCCAGAGAAAGCGTTGACAATAATATCAACTGCCATCTTCTCTTGACCGTTCTTATCCATATAGGTGCGCTTGCCTACGGTTCCTTCGACATAGACCTTGCTGCCTTTCTCAGCATACTTGTCAAGGAACTGTGCCTTCTTGTCATTGAAGCAAGTCACATCCCACCATGTTGTTGCTTTGCCGTCTGTCTTAGACCAGCCTGTTGTGGCGACGGAAAATTTTGCAAACGATTTGCCATCGCTGCTCTGTTTGATCTCGGGCTTCTTGCCCATGTTACCTACGAGTGTAATCTTAGCCAGCATTTTTCAGTTCCTCTTGTTTGGCTGCATACTTCTGACGCAGCATTGCCATCTCTGCCTTGCCCAAGTGCTCGGCATTGGTTTTGATTTGTCCTGCCACATCGCTGAGATCAGCAGCCGTGACACACAGACTGATTGCAACTTCGAGAGTTTCAGTCAGCATTTTGTTGTTAAATTGCGCATCCTGATTCTCATCGGGATCATCGCCCGTTTCAAGGCCCAGCGTCTTGAGCAGTGCATACTTCACAGCGTATGACATTGCCTTGCCAGCACCTTTGTCTTGATCGTCAATGCCATAGCCAAACGACATGACATCAATGCAATCATCTGGGCTATCGATGTTAACAAAGCGCATAGTCAGCAAGCAGTGTGTACGATTGCCGATCTGCTCATAGTTAAGATGAACGATATGATAGATGATACCTTCTGCCAGCAGAGCAGGACGGACCTTAGCTGTTACCGAGTCATGCGATACAATCGAGTAACGCATACCCTGCTTCTTTTCTTTCTGGATATAATCGACCTTGCCCATTGCTGCTGCAAGACGCTGATGTAAATTCTTAGTAGTCATAGTCATCGTTTTCCCATCCGTGTGTGTGTGAATTATAGTCTTCGTCTGTTCCAAAGCCAGCAGACGCTAGTGCAGATGCATCATCTCCATCTGCAAGATTGTCTACGTCTGGCTCATCGTATTCATCTCTGTGCTCCTGTAGTTTTCTCATTATATCGTTGCCAAGTTTGACAAGTTCTTTGACATCAGAGAACAAAAGTTCTGTTGCCATATCTTCGAGATAGCTTTCGATCTCATTCATTGTCATGGCTTGTAGTCCTTATGAATCCAGACAGTGTGCTCTCTGCCATATGTATCATCGCCATGCTTGCGAGTTGTGCCAGAGTTTACGATGATGCCTTCTCTTGTTGCCTCAGATCGTCTTGCTCGATAGGTAGATTTGATAGTCTTAAAATGCTCATTCATTTCAACATCGGTAAAGCCTGATGGTCCAACCTCACGAGCATAATCAATGATGCGATTATGAAAGACAGATAGATGAGGATAGATTGCTTCTGCTGCCATGATGCTAGTCGGCTGTGCATGGCTACGATATAGTTTGAATGACTCATCCATCTTACTTCTCCTTGGCTGCTCTGATGGATACACGACCACGTTTGTCACGCTTGGCTATAATGCCAACGCCATAGGCTTCACCTACATTGTCAGCAATAAGACCACGCAATGTTTCCTTGGCTGCGTCATGCTTCTTTGATGCATTGATAGTCTCGGCATAGTCGATGGCTGCGCTTGTCCATTCGTTATTGTTTTCCATGTCGACGATGATCAGGTTATCGACTGGAATAAGTTCGACGGACTTTTCGATGCGCTGAAGTTCTGCGTTTGGGATAATCTCAGGCTCGACTTTATTCTGGACATGCCACCAGAAAGCCTTCTCCATCTTGAACAACTGAAGCTGATAGTCTGGATCATAATCAACACGGATCATGTTAGGATCTGTGTTGCCGCAGATCACACTGAACATGCAGTGTCTCTTCTTAGTCACCATCATATAGTGTTGAAGTTGTGGCATATAGTAACGCGCTTTCTCGTAGCTATTAGCATGGCTACCAGAGTGCTTGACCTCGATGAATGTATCTTCTGACTTAACCCAGCCATCAAGATGGGCAAACATCCAAGGTTCATCTTCATGTTCAACGCGGCCCATACATACATCAATCTCGATGTTGTTTGTACGCGCAAGCCATTGAAGATGAAAGGATTCTGTCCATGTACCAAGCTGGACTTTGAATACATTCGACAGATCTGCTGGCTCGTCGATGCCTAGCTTCTCACGATAGAGAGAGTTCCAATCGCCAGACATGATACGCATTGCGTCAGATCCGCCGATGCCGTTTGCACGGTTCATTGTAATAGCCATAGTTGTTAGTCTCCTTTGTGTATAGTGTGTATTGTGTAGCATATTCGCAGTTGTGTCAACCAAGTTTCTTCAGTCGCTTGAGATTATTTTCTGCTGCTGTAAATCGCTTGACCCATGTGTCTAGTCTATCTGTTATGGGTGCAGCAGCCGTCATGAACTCAGCAATCAATGGCATGTTAGGCCACTTGTGCTCACGACAAATCTTGCGACATGCTTCCTTGAAAGAGATGGATGGAACTGATTGCAATGATTGCAGATAGATCTGATAACCCATACCATCAGGCACTTGTGCTCTGAACACACGGGCTATTGCTTGCAATGATTGATCAATCTCATCTGTCGAAGCTGGATCTTGGAGCCGCCTCATAGAGAGGACGGCGGCGACAAGAGACTGCTCGACTTCTGTAATGTCTGCTTCTTCTGGCAGACTGTGCCTCATATTTAGATAGGTAACTTTGTAGTTAAGATCGTCTGATATGATAGTCTTTAGCCAGTCTGGTACGGGAACCATATAGTTTATTGGATCCCTGTTCGCATATAACTCAGTCATACATTCTCCTATGGTAGTTTATCAATCCAATGCTCGACCTTTCCTGCTGGGATCTCATTGATCTGTAACTCATACAGTGCTTCAACAAGTTTCTTCTTCATTGTGTATACGTCTGTGACCATACCTTTCACGTCTTCCACAATGATGTTACTAATGTTCCCACTATCAGTAAGTACAGCGTAACGGAAATCAGCTCTATAGTTAGCAATGTGTTTACCTTTAACCATGATTTGATAGGCAGGTTGAAGTTCTAGTCTACCTATCTTGCCTTGCTCTTCCATTGCTATCAGTTGCAGATACCGTTTACCTTCTGCGCCAGATGCAAACCAATGCCCATTAATGTGTTCACCTTGAGCATTGTATTTACCTTTGCGAGATGGCACTGCTGCCGAAACTTTATTAGTAGAACCTTTAGGACGAGCCATTTAGTTTACCTTTGCCGTTACTAGTTTCAAATCAAGAGCAAGACACCAGCACATAATGTAGAAGGACGATGGTAATCTAACACCACTCTCCCATTTGCTGACTAGCCCACTTGAAACACCAATGTCATTGTTCAATTCTTCCTGACTTAATCCCTGTCTCTCTCGTTCACGAATGAGTTCAGTGATTAAATCTTTATAGAATGTTTCTTCAACTAATGTTGGTGTTCTCATCGAAACTTTCTTTGGCCTTTTCACGGAGTTCTTCCAGAGCGCGAGAGACTTTGAGTGCTGTAGAGAGTCGCATGTCTTGTCCATATTTCACCCTGTAGAATGTGCTGTCTGGCACACCTGCTAATTTAAATGCAGACTTTAGATCTACTCCATACTGATAGGCTTTTAGTTCTAACTGAAGAACGTATGAGTTAATTAGCATAGTTACCTCCACTGCGATAATGCTACTGCACTACCGCAGTGAAGGCAAGAGATATTATTCTGCTGCTTCATTCTCCTCGACTACATCGAGCATTGCTCTAATCTTTTCTTCTCGTTCACGTTTCCCCTTCGCAATCATGTCATCGACTTCAGACTGAGTTGCTAACTTGATTGATGGTGGGGGAACTGGCTTGCCTTTGCTGTTGGTCTCAAGCAATGTTCCCCATCCCTCTTCAGTATACATGGTCTGCGAGTTGAACAGCAGATTGAACGCCTCAACATTTTTACCAGTAAATTCAATAACGCATTTGTCTGACCAGCTAGTGCTGATGATCATATAGGTTTTCATGGTAGTTCTCCTGTGTGTTTGGTTGATTAGCCGAATGTAATTTCAACAGTCATGCCACGAAGAAGTGATTCAGCATCAATGTTAGATACTTCT